TCTCTCTCCTTTTGTGTTATTTGAATGGTGATTGTAAGAATTTCCTAATTCCTTTAACTATCTTAGACCAGAACTTATCTTCTGCTCCTCTAAAGTTATTTGGAATATTTTTCTTTTTCTTATTTTTAGAACCTTTCGGTCTTCCTCTTTTAGCCATTATTGTTCTCCTTCGTAGACAGGTGGTGTAGAGCCAAGTCTCTGTCTCTCGTTTTTTCTTAATGTATCTACATTTTTATCCCTATTCTGAGCTATGCTTCTTAAATAAGCAAACCCTTTACCATGCTCAAAATGTCGAGACTGATAATAGGTTTCAATAGCCCATTCCAATACATTATCTTCTATTGATTGAGTACCATATAAAAATTGATAATAATTTAATCTAGTTTCAGATGGCACATTTCTCATTATAATAGATGCTATTTTATTTAAGATTTTTGTTGTCTTTTTATTCTTCGACTTTAAAATCCTATTCATGTCAGCACCCATTCTTGGGTTATTTTTTTGATTGTATCCGCACGCTGGACACTTTTGCATCATGTACCTCCTTCTGCATATTGTCGTGTATCTTATTTAATACTTTAAAGGCAGGTTCATTTTTTCTATTTCTCATTTGATTGTGTGCTTCTAAAAATCCATTTGCAAAATCAACTCCAACTTCTTTAATTAATTCATCCTTTAGATTGTTCTCGCACAAATAACTTATCCAGCTCATTTTACTCATTTTTCTCTCCCTTTGCATGAGTCGCATGTTTCTTTAGTTTTTCCATAGTAAGGGAAGTCTTCATAAAAAATAATCTTTCTATCTTTTTTTCTAAAATTATTCATTAATAAAATTTCCCAACATTTATTACATTTTTTACAATATTTTATATTGTTGTCTGCTGACTTAGCATCCATAGATTTATGACTGCCCATTTTTAACTACTCTTAAATTTCTCTGTTGATGCTGAAAAGTGTTGAGCATTTCTAGTTTCACCATAATCATTTTCATCTCCTGTATCTCTGTATTGTATCATACAATTATGTTCATCAGCTGTTGTTGGTTCTCCATCTAATATAGATTGAGCTTGTTGCTTAATATATACTCCATTCATATCATCTCTTCCATTAGCAATCTCTTTTAATCCATTTTCTAACCATTTTATCTTATCTTCAAGGTCTATACTATGTCTTAATAAATCTGCAAAATCCTGCATATTAATCTCCTATTATTTTAACTTCAGTTTCATTTCCCCACCTATGCTTACCAAGATAAAAATTTCTATCTCCAACTGGGTGTTTGTCAGCATTTATTACCAACACTGAGGTTGATACTTCATTTGTCTCTATAACAACGGCTCGAAGCCCACTATTAGTATCGACTAATTCCCCAACAGCAACATCCTTTATATACTTAAATCCATTTGATGGTTGCCATACTGGTTTATCAATCAGAGCACTCTTCGCAAGCTTTTCTGCCTGTCCTATTTTCTTCTTCATTTTTGTTTTCGGCTTCAAGATTCTTTTCTCCTTCAATTATATCATTTGATATTTTAGTAAAGTCCTTCCTTATTCTTTCATACATATTAGCATCGTCCCATTGTGAAAAATGTTCAGCTGATTGTTGCGAATAAACAAGGGCTATAATAGTCCAGTCTATTTCTGATTTAGTTAGTTTTATGGTTGCTGTTGATTCTTGCATTGTCTCTCCTTTAAATATTTAAAAATTTGAGGGTAGCCTTTCGGAGAACTTAGGAAGAGACGAGAGAGAGATAAGCAATACGCTATCCAACTACCCTCGCCTCTAATTTACTTTCATTGACCTATGTAATAAAAGCCCTTTTTTCACCTAGAAAGGAACGTCGTCTTCTATCTCATCTTGAGTAAGAACATCTCCACCTTCCCATAGAGCCACACTGTTTACTTTAAATGTAGAACGTTTTTCCTGTTGGTCTACTGGTAGGTCTCTAGTTTCTTTAGTGACATACTCTTGTTTCTTAGTTGTAACCATTACTGGCTTACCAACAACGTCTTCTTCTTCAATGAGAACTAATTTCTTAATTCCTTTATCGTCTTCACAAGTGATTTCAAGATTCTCAAGCAATTGAAAGTACCTACTATTCTTACTAGCAGATGAAGTATCAGTGAATACAAAGAACCCGTTATCATAGAGAGTCTTATCTTTCAAGTGAGAACAACTTACTTCAGACTGAGAACCTCCACCATTAAATACTGGTATCCTTTCTCCTTTCTGGTCTCTCTTGTATTTATAACCATCCATTTCCCAAACTGGTTGTTTTACATCAACTACTTCAGGTGCTACTTTGTATGTCATATTGACAATGATAGCTTCTCCAGCTCTTGTATTAACTTCTTTAGTTGTTAAAGATGCTATGTGAGCTGGGTATGTACCTTCTTGAATTGGAACCCATTGTTGTGAAGGGTCAAAGATAGCGTCAAGTGCTTTTGCCATTACTACTCCTATTTATTGTTTGTTTTTGTTGTTGTGTATTTATCTAAAAGCTTTTCATATTCTGTGGTGAACTCTGTCATCTTCTTAGATGGAGTAGTTCCTTTTGCCCCACGAAAATACAAACTTGGCTCTACAAATTTACCATCAGCAGTTTTCATAAACCTGCGAACAGCATTTTTGTTCTTAGATACAAGCCCTTTATTTGTCATTTCAGAAAGTGCTTTCTTTGATAAGATACCGCTTTCTACTAATTCCTGCGTATCTTTTTGTGAGATTTTTCCCATTAGTCTCTCCTTTTGTTGTTAATGTTTCCAAAGTCCTCTGGTTGAGGCAATGGAATCTCTTTTATTGTAAATGTATGAAATGATGGATTAATTGTTAGTCGACTATTGTCTTCTGTATTAAATACCATCATTGGTTTTCCATTTAAAAGTTTAGTGCCTTTATACACCACTCTTCTAAATTCTTTTCCGTCATTAGTTCCCACTGTATAACATTCTTCTTCTGTTAAAAGTGAATGAATCTCTCCATAGTTATTGTTTAATGTTTTCATTTTTTCTCCGATTCTATTTCTGATTTCTTTAAAAGTTCTCTGTCTAATTTTCTCATAGATGAGTTAAAGTTTGCAGTGTTAATTGCTTGTTCTTTAATTAAATCATGCACTTGTTCCATTCTTTCTTCACTAACATCTCCAGCCAATACAAGTATCTCATTCTTTTGCTCATCACTTAATTCAAGGTCTTCAACTTGATTTCTGTACACATCATCTGCAATATTCAAGTACATATTAAATGCTTTCTTAATACAATCTGTATTAGAGGCCTTAACATCGTTACCTATATCTACAAATTCATTAGTACCACGTTTCTTTTGTATTCTATGAGCAGCTACCATATCTGCTTTTCTCCAAATACCTTCATCATACCAAGTCAGTCTACCTTGAACAACAAAAGCTTCACTACCTAATACTTCAGTCTTTTCTATTGTCCACGACCAGCCGGGAAATTCTTTATCTGCAACATCTCTCATGTAGGAAAATTCTACATAGTCTAATCCCATCTTCTTCTTAATAAATGGTTTAGGTGTTGCTATTCTTGATACTTTTTTATGTTTCTCTGTTATTGCTAATCTTATTGTATCAGTAGCTTCTAACATTTGTTGGTCAACTACTATTACTTCATTACTATTGCTCATTGTTTCTCCTTATTAATATCTTGGTTTTTTATCAGCTAATGTGCTAGGACAAATACTATAATACTGACAGTATCTACATTCCCAATCTTGAACAGGCACTCCAAAAGAGACTTCAGGTAATAATTCTTCTTCAAAACCCTTACCCATATCTTCTTTCATCTCAAACATTTCTTTCCAATACTCAAGAGCTTTATCTATCCATTCATTACTGACTATCTGTTCTCTCATTTGTGATGTATTTTTATTGTACCATACAAGATACATATTAACTCTATCTGGCTGATACTTGTACTTTACTGCTAAAGCATAAGTACCTAATTGAAGTTTATAATTTGTATCAGTACTGGCAACTCTATTCTTAACTCTACCAAACTTAGTAGTCCACTTATAAGCAGCTGCTGTTTTATAATCATATAAATTAAACTCTATACTTGTGCCATCGTCTATCCTTTCTCCACCATCAAAAGTACCAACTACATCTAATTCTTCAATCTTAATTTTTTCTTCAATATGAATACTTCTTTGTATCGGAATATCTTCATTTTGAATATCAGCAAGTTTATCTTCATACATTGATAAAGCTTCTTCCATATCTTTATGGACAAGAGTCCCCAATCTTAGTAGTCTGTATGATTTATCATCTTTTGAGTCCGATGGGTAGTCATAATAAGAATACATTTGCTTTCTATAACAACTACCTGCTGATGATGCATGAAAGACATGCCTGTCTCTTTCCCTTAGTGTTTCTTGGTGTTTTAAATAAGCACCATATATTGATTCAATATCCATTTATCTCTCCTTAAATGTGTCCTAAAGTTAATAATATCAAGGTTTAAAGTCAATCGAAATATAAGCTGGCGTGGATAGTTACAACATCCTTGCAGGGAGTATCTTTTGTCCCTCAGTTATCGCAAGCATATGCACGTGCCACCACTACCAGCTTATATTCTTTTGCGGGTCAGCAAATTTCAAATCCACCTGATTCTTCACAAAACTCTGCAAATCTAATTACAACATCTGATTCAAATGGATAACCAGTATTAAAGTTATCTCTTTTGCCTTTACCATAACATCCATTACATTTATATTCTTCATCTTTTTCCCTTGCTTCTCTTCCTATTTCATCTTCTCTAAATCCTGTTCCTTCACATACACTACAATCTTCTTTTGGCAGAGACCTTAGATGTTCTTTGTATTTTGATTCATATTTCATTATAGAACCATTTTTATCTAGTTTCCTTAACCTTGATGCAATACGATTTGCTTTAGTTTTAGATATTATATGTCCATCATTGTAATCGCCTCTTTCCATATCTTTCTCTGTAAGTATATCATCACAAGCAACAGTTACATATTGCCATAATGGTCTCCAATACCATACATTAGCTCTAAAGTATGAACCGGGTGTATTGTCTTGGTAAGCAAAATAATCTTCTGTTTGTTTTTTATCTTGCCAGTCTGTAATCACAGGCTTAGGAATATCTCCCTTTGGATTTAATCCATATAAATCGAATCCCATGTTATTCTCCTTCTATATGATTAGTAAGTAAATAGTTGACAGTTGTATTAATTTCATCTATTGTACTTTTTATTTTATGCAATCTCCATAATACACTTAACAACATTGATAACATCATCAACATAGTAAATTCCCAATATGGAAAGTATTCTACACTAAACAAAGCTTCCCAGTAGTATCTAAACATCATTCATCTCCTTCTAATTTATTTATTTTCAATAGACTATCTATCCATTTCTTTGCTATTGATATTAACATAGCTATTATAAAAAGACCAATAGCCCACATTAAAACCGCAATACCTAATACTAATAGGTTTGCTATCCATTCTGCTAAGTCAAACATTATCATTCTTATGCTCCTTCATTATATTGGCTCATCCAATCTGCTAGATACTTTCTTGCTTTGTCTTTAGGTAGTCCAAAATGCCTTTGAACATACACTCCCGCTCCAAACATATTAGTTTCGCCAGATTCTCTTAGTTTTTCAAGATATAGATATACTTCATCTCTCCAAAATTTGTCATTATCGATTTTCTTTCTTTTTCTTTCTTCATTCTTTTTGAAGTTAAATTCAAAATCGTCTGATTCTTGTTCTTCTAGACAATATTCACACATTCTTTCATCACTATCATACTGATGTTCTTCTACTTGTTTCTCACATACACAGCAAGTCCAATACATACCCATTAGTCACTCCCATTAATTTAAATAGAGGTGAAGGTATATCTACCAAAGCCAACCATTGGAAAACTCATCTACCTTCCGATAGTTAATATTTTTACACCTCTATATTTTTATAGATTTGATACTTTTTTTATATACTTCTTAGCATCTTCCTTGTCTCGAGCCCAAAATGTTATACCGTTATGAATAAACTTCTCATAATTATGTGCTATGTGAAATGCAGAGACTTTTTTATTTTTAACCATATTTGTCCTTAATCTAGGTTAGTAAACTTTATTCTCATATTATCTAATACCAACACAGCATTTTTACCCTCAGTATATGCATCAACGACTTTATCTGGATATTTATCTACAATTTCCTTAATAGATACTTTTTCTAGGCGATATGTTTTTACTGGTTTGTCTTTTGATATGTTTTTCATTTCTACTCTCCCATATCCTGTTTTTGTTTAATGTTATACCAATACTTATGTCCACAATCATCATCATAAATCCGAACCTCTTCTAGGTGTAAATTACTATGGATATGAATTTGCGCCAAATCTTCTTTAGATATGGGTCTCCAATATGCAATCCTAATATACCTAGACTTTTTGTCAAGACTATTCTTAAAGACAACACTTTCGTATCCATATATTTTCAATAAAAGTCTTACTTTATCTTCGTCTTCATCTTTTAATTGAGATGCATCATGTTCTGTCTCTGGCATTTTTACTAATGTATATTTACCATACTTTGTGCCATACCTATTCTTAATCAGCTCTGTCTTGATATTCATTCCATAGTCATTCTTTAAATTATGAATTATAGCAGCTAACCTAAAACACCCATATCTTTCTAATGCATCAATGGGAGTAATAGACTGACCCGACTGAAGATGTGACATAACTTTGCTTTTTTGTGTAACTCTTTCCATTATTATACTCCTTGATAGTTGGTAGTATCATGTCTCTCAGCATGACATCTCACGCAAAGAACGATACATTTCTTGATTTCTTTTAAGATTGTCTTGATTGAATACAAATCTCCAATCATGTCAGACACATTTGCTTTTTTATTATCATCCTTATGATGAAACTCTAAAGCTCTTGGGAATCTATCATAGCCACAATCAGTGCAACTTATTTTAGATTTGTAAGAATAATACCATTTCTTTATTTCAGAGTATCTACGCTTATTAACCCTGACATAATAACATTTCTGACAATATCTTCTTCTGTAATGCTTTCTTGTGCCATCTGATAAAGTTTTCCACGAAGCTGTAGCAAACTCATTATGTAGTTTAGACTTACCACATTCTTTACATTGTCTTTTTGTTTCTTTAATATCTTTAAACATGATACTCATTACTGACCTCGCTGTTGTTTAAAATTATGAAGGGGAGCAATGCTCACCAAATAGTGCTCGTTAGTGAGCATGAGTATGATGGACGGGAGCCCCCCTTCAATTAAAGGGCACTGCAACAGATTGCGGAGTCCGATATATCTTACATTGTAGCTGTGGATATATAACAGTGCCCTGTGATTTATATAATTACACGAACTTTTACATCTTCTCCAATTTTTCTTTTTCCACTATGATTAGGTATCTCATCTACTTCAGACACCCAAAAATCTAGACCACAACAATCACATGATGAGTAGTCAAATGTATAGCCCGTTTCTTTTTCAAATATTCGCTCTGCATCATAGAGTGAATCTGCTAATATGTAGTAATAGTGGTATTTTGTATTTTTATAGCCACCACCAAAACAATCTGATATTTGGTAAATGAATTTATTTCTCCTTTATGATTTGAATTGCCCTTGTTAATGTTAAAACCATTATCTCTCTAGATTCAACATCTCCCCGAACATGGTCAAATGATGTTTTCATACTATCTATTAATGGTATCATTTTTTCTAGGTTGTGAACGACATCTTCATCAAACATAACCATTTCTGTTGCCAAGTTGGTCAATCTCCGATTCTTAGTCATTATCCTATCCTTCCTTGATATGCTATTGATAGATTATCATACATCGGGCATTTTCCGTAATGGTCTGACACTCTATAATAAACACACAAATTTGGCTTTACTGAGATTATAAAACTAAATCTTCTTCTCAATAAAAATAAAGACACTACATAATAAATAGAACCTTTATCGATGTACTTATTTGATAATATGGTCATTTGATAACTCCATGGTTAAAAGTTCCCGTCTTACACCTCATCGTATGTATGATTTCAACGACTGTTGGATGCGGGTATCGGCAGATAAAAAGTCCATTCAATGAACGGTCTTTAATTCTACTCGAGTGGTAAAATAAATCTTATTCTTGACTCCTTAACTGTTCTTTGGAAATTGAACTATTAACTTTATTCACGAACTGATGTGTACTGTTCATTGAATCTATATTGCCATATGTAAAACTATTCTTACTCATTGCTGACTCCTTACTAATTAATGGTTAAATTAAAAGAGATATGTCTGCAAGCTCTCTGTATCTATCTTGTGTAATCGTTCTAGAGAATTATATCACTTACAGTAAAGATGTGTACTTTATCACCATACCTCTTTCAAATTTTTGAGCAGTTTAACAACTTACTCAGGTTCAACCACATCAATCAATAGGAACAATAGCACAGGACTTGTGCTTACTTATCCAATCAATTGTAAATTTGATAATACGAACAAAAGAAAGTTGTTGTTCCGTTTCTACAGAACCCTTCTTTGTTCTATACCAAAAAGAGCTGTTGTCTCTCACGACTAATAAATAGTCACCAGACTCAGCAACAAAGGTGATTGATGATTTGTGATTCTTCATGAGAACCTCCTAGGTTGGTTAGAGAAAACTATTTTATTTTTATATTCTCTTAACCTTCCCAAGATAATACACAGTTAATGCCCAAGTTGATACATATACGGAAGATAATATCACTAAATATAATGGAGTTCTCTGATGCACTTCATAATGCACCAACTCAGGCAATTAAATACTTATTCATGCGTATATACATATAATAACATAAATAAAGAAGATAAATAAAAAGAAAGAGGGTAATGGGGCTCGCTATCACCTGAGCCCCGTCCATCATATCAAATTATTTAAGCGTCTTCAACGCAAAAGCCACCTGATTCCACTTCTTCAAGTTGTATCTGTCTCCAGATATGTTAGCTTGAGTCTCGTACAACCTAGCTTGAGATGCTAATTCCCTAGCCTTGGTACGCTTTGCAGCCATAGACTTGCCCTCTAAAGAGATGATTGCGTTAGCCAGAAACATATCAGGCTCTTGCCCCATCACTTCACCAAGCTTGTCAGCGACTTGTTCGGTATCTTTTACATCATCCTCATGATTATGTGTTGGATTTTCTTTCCAAGTCATACTATTTTAATCTCCTGTTAGTTCAAAAATTATATCATAAACTAAATGAAAAATAACGAAAATTCTAATTTCGGAATCCCCCCGATAGGGGGTACTATCAATAATAAGGAAGAGTATCAAAATACTGCAATTTTTCTAGTAAATATAACTTGGGCAAACTTGACATATAGTTTAAATTAAAGGGTGGTAGGGCAAGGGAAAATAAAAGGTATGTATAAAAAAATAGCTATGGCCGATTTAATAGAAGAACTAACGGGTCTCCCAGTTAAAACTCAAGAGGCTGTGTTGAAAAACCTTTCAGAAGAGATGATTCCATTAGAAATAGATGGAGATGTATTTATGATACATAAAAATGTCAGTTCATTAATTGACAATCTTGTACTACAGATAAGTGATTTAAAAATCCAAGAAAGACTAAATGCCAGAAAAAAGAGCGATTAAAGGTGTAGAACATTTCGTCTATGAAGATATAGATGAATTTAGAGAAGAGTACCCAAATACAGTAGTTCATCCAGATTGGAGAAATGCAAATGAGGGGGATTGGGTGTATTCTGATGATGACAGAATAGTGCAACTAATAAAAGTATCGAATAACGTACAACATCATTCAGATAGGAAGAATTATAAATTCGCAAAAGGTTGGGTAAGGACTATAGTTGGGAGTTTCCTGAATCGCCCCAATGTTAAAATGGATACAGACTTCGATAATCATCCAAATAGATATACATTTTCCACTAAAATAAAGAACACTTCTAATCGTGTATATAAAAGAAAAGAGATAACTAATAAAGAAAAGGAATTTGCTACTAATATTGTTGTAGGTTTGGGAGCTATAGATGCTTATAAAACTGCATATAATGAAATGTCTAATCAGAAAGCTAGAAAAAAGGCTACAATACTACTTAAACAGGAGAGGGTAATGAAAGAAATAGAGAAATCAGTGCTTGATGTAGCTAAGGGGTTGGGGGTAGACCATGAGTATGTCCTTAGTAAATTAAAAAATCTTGCAGATTTTAGTGAAGACGATAATATTATTTTACAATCTACTAAAGAGTTAGGTAAGATTGTCGGAACTTCAGGTAATATAATAAAACAAAAAGAGACAGGTCTTCTTGGAGTATTTCAAGGATTTAGTTCTGATGAAATTGAAGGGGCCACTAGAGAACAAAATAAACTTAGCGGAGAGGTTGGTAATGAAATGCCCTAAATGCGGTTCATTAAAAACAAAAAGAAATGGAATAAGGCTTTTACAAAGCGGGAATAGGTCACAAGAATTTAAATGCTCTAATTGTGAAAGGTATTTTAATATGCAAATAAATGTTTCAGATTCGCAAGAATTGAGACATGTCGAACCGGGGGATATATTAGAAGTGGATGGAGATAAAGTATTAAGAGTACATGGACTTACTGATGTTCATGTAGGAGCGGTGGAGCATGACTTTGCAAAATTTGAAGATGCAGTTAAGGTCATAGAAGAAGACGATAATGCTAGATGGTTTGGGAATGGCGATTTATTAGAATTAATTCCTCCTAATTATAAAATCAATCAGAGGGGTCAGGATATTTCTCCTGAAGACCAGTACTTGGAATTTATAAGATTAGTAGATACTATAAAAGATAAGTGTTTATTTATACGAGGTGGGAATCACGATTACATACGTTCTTTTAATATTCTAGACTTTGATGTTTGTAAGGTTTTAGCAAAAGAGTTAGGAGTCCCTTATTATAGGATGCCCGGTTATACAAAAATAACAGTAGGGGGAAGGTCTTATAATCTTGTTTCGGGACATGGAAAGTCAGGTGGTAAGAATGGTGATTTAGAATTAGATAAGATGGCAGCTGTATATAGTGAGGGAGATGTATTCTTCCTAGGTCATAATCATCAATTATATGTAAAACCTATGGATAGTCTAGTGATAGGAGATGACAATACAGAAGAATTAAGACGTAGGTGGTATATAAGAGGAGGTTCATTTCTCAGGTATGCTGATTATGCCAGATATTCTTTTTATCCTATTGTAAGAACTGGTTGGACTACTATAGAATTTAAAAAGGAGGGTATCCACTGTTGGGAAAATTAGATAAATTCGTATATAATGCTAAGTTAGATAGAGTCGTAGATGGAGATACTTGCGATGCATTGATAGATTTAGGGTTCAATACTTTCGTAAAGAAACGTATAAGGTTCGTAGGTGTAGATACTTGGGAGTCAAGAACGAGGAATAAAGAAGAAAAAGTAAAAGGTCTGGAAGCTAAGGCATATACCAAAGACAAACTAAAAAATTCAGATGATGGGAAATTCACTTTAAAGTCTCACGGTACTGGTAAGTATGGAAGAGTTCTTGGTGAGATATTCCTTAAAGGAGAAGAGAGCAGTCTCAATGATTTATTAAAAATCAATGGGCATGCTTATGAGTATCATGGAGAGAAGAAGAAGGAATTTAAAAAATGAAGAAAAAAAAGACATATAGTAAGCATGATTTAAGAAGGTCAATAGAAGAATTGTCGATGACTACCCAATTTATAATACAAAGGGTAAGAACATTAGAAACATTATTCAATGATTATATTGAAATGGAAGATAATGAAGATAAATTTAAAGAGCATTTAGATGGCAAATATAAACAACCAGAACATAACGAAAGCTGAAGAAGCACTTAGATTAGCTCATAAAGACCTTATATCATTTGGTAAATTATTTCTTCCAGATGATTTCATGCGAAGTGAGACTCCTTTCTTTCATTATGAAGTAGCAGACGCTATTGATAATCCAAATGTAAAACAAACTGCTATTATTATACCACGTGGTCATGGTAAGACCGTGCTTACAAAAGCATCAATCATTAAAGACTTTGTATTTGCAACAAAGGAAAATTTCTTATTTTATGCATGGGTATCTGCTACACAAAAACTTAGTGTAGGTAATATGGATTATATTAAACATCATTTAGAGTTTAATGATAAAATTAAATACTACTTTGGGACAATGAGAGGCAGGAAGTGGACAGAAGAAGATATAGAGTTATCAAATGGATGTAAACTTATTAGTAAAAGCAATGTTGCGGGAATCAGAGGAGGTGCAAAGCTCCACAAAAGATACGACCTCATCGTACTCGATGACTTCGAACACGAAGCAAATACAATCACAAAAGAGGCCAGAGATAAAAATGCTAATTTGGTTACTGCGGTTGTTTATCCTGCTATTGAGCCTCACACTGGTAGGTTGCGTGTTAATGGTACTCCTGTTCATTACGATTCTTTTATTAATAATCTTATAACTAATCACGAAAAATCTAAAAAAGATAATAAGAAATTTTCATGGAAAGTAATAACTTATAAGGCATTAATTGATGAGAATACTCCATTGTGGGAATCATTTTTTCCTTTAAAGAAAATACAAGAAAAGAAAAGATTTTACGCAGATTCTGGACAACCTCAGAAGTTTTACCAAGAATATATGATGGAGGTTATGAGTGAAGAAGATGCTATCTGGAGAAGAGAGCACATCAGATACTGGGAAGGTTACTTCAAAAATGAAGATGGTATTAATTATATTGTTAAGGATAATAATGATATTCCTGTCAATACATTCATTGGTTGCGACCCTGCAACAGACATAGATACTAAGCATAGTGATTTCTCAGTAATAATGGTTATTGCTATTGATACTAATAATGAATTATATGTATTAGAATATGAGAGACACCGAAGTATCCCCACTATTGGTTCTAAGAATCCAGAGACTGGTGAGATACTTGGTAAGAAAGGAGTTGTGGATATAATCCTAGAATTGCATCAGAAATATCACTGTATGTCATCCACTGTAGAAGACGTTGCTATGAATAGAAGTATCTTTCAGGCTCTAAATGACGAGAGAAGAAGGATAAATAAGTACGATATTGCA